CAACCATCTTTTTGCATTTGACCAATCAAACGTTGGATTAGCCAATGAGACCACTACGGTGGCTGAAGTTAGAGTCGGAAGAATCCGTCGCGTCACCGAAGAAGGTGCGGTTGGAGTTTCCAAGGCTGTAACCCTGGTCGAAGCCCGTGAACTTGATGAGAGAATAGAAGTTCTCAGCATCGTATGGGTTGTCAACCAAGCCATAGCGGGTACGTGCGCCAATCACGCTGAGGCCGTTCTCAGGCTTGATAGCCTTGTAGAGGGTCACAGGGATGTATGGGCAGTAGATGATACCACTGTCACCGGCGTGAGTTCCCTTGTAGCCAACGAGGGCGTAGGAACCGAACGTGTTGGTGTCGCGGACGAGCAACTGACGGCCATCGTTGATGAGACCTTCCTTCGTCATTGCTCCGATTGCGGAAGCAGGAACAGAAGGCATCGTCTTGCCATCGCTGACGAGCTTGGATGTGCCAAGCTGCTGCAAGCAAGAGCAGACCGTTGTGGAAGCAAGAACGAAGTTACCTGCGCCACGGCGGGTCTTGATGGAGATCTCGTTAGCCTCACGGGTCACGAAGGTCAACATCGCGGCGATACGGCCCATCTGGTCAAGACCATCGAGCTTGGAAACGTCAAGAACCTTGCTGTCCTTCCAAGCGGCGAGAATCATGGACTCCTTGATCTGCTGGTCGATTTCAGCGCCAATCTGATAGGAAATGAGGTTGGTCATCTCCGTCTCAAGGTCAATACCCTGCATTGCCTCCAAGTCCTCGGCGTCCTCTGGTGTCCACTCGGAACCCAGCTTACGGGTCTCGGCGGCGACCAGACGCTTCTCGAACTTGATGGTAGCCTGAGGATACGTGTTGTTCCTCCAGTGACCGAAGGTTGGGTCAATGTCGCCAGAAGCGCCGGCATAACCCTTGGCATAACCACCAGCTCCATTTCCATAAGGATAATCTTTACCATCAATGCCAGTGTAAGTGCCATCGGTTCCCCTTGCAAAGCCCTCGCCATTGCCCGTAGCAACGCCACGGCCAGACTGAGAACCATACTGACCATTCAAGAACGCGCCGATTTCATCAAGCGGACCATTCTCTCTGTAGAGCTTGTTCATGAGGTTGGCTTCCTTCTCCTCATCGTTATTGCCATAACCCTTCACTGCGGTCTTGGATGCGACGTCGCCCGTGAAGATGCTCTGGTTGGCACGACCCTTGTTGCCGTAGCCGAATTCATATCCCTGAGGAAGACCAACGCGCTCTGGGTTAGCAGCAACTGCACGAAGAGCCATGACAAGTCCCGTAGGACCGGTCATCGCCTGGACTCCGACGAGTTCGTGAGCCATGAGGGTTGGGAAAATACGGCGGAGCATAGGCATCACAACGTTAGGAAGGATGTAGTCGTTCGCCGTCAACACGCCCTGACCAGAAATAGGAGCATTGTAGGTAGGATGACGTGCATCGAGGTTGTTCGTGTTGGAAGGAGCGGCCTCCGTGAAGAGACCCTTCTTGCAGAACTCCTTGCGGGTGTTCTCAAGGCACTGCGCAACCACGAGCTTCTTCTCGACGCTCTCAATTGGCGCACCCTTTTCAAGAATCGGCGCCCAACGCTTGAGCAGCTTCTTCTGATAATCTGAGTTTGTCTTAAACATGTTAGTTTACCTGTTTGTTATTTGCTTTGGTGTGAAGTATGTCAGAGACGGTCCATCCAGTTCTGCATCTGTTCGTTGCTGATTACGTCATTGTCCATATCAATGTCCACGAACGAATCATCCAGCATTGAGCCAGACACTTCCTGTTCGGAACCACCACTTTCTCCGACAATAGTTTCACCTGAAATCTGTTCTTTCTTGGTCGTTTCATTCACGTTGACTTTCGCCACCGGAATCGCCTGGACCGTCCTCATTGCGTCCCTTTTCTCCTGTACCATGGACAGCACCTTTTGGAAGTTCTCATCTATCTCGGCCCGCGACCTTGCGTTTTGAAAATGTTTTCTGAGAAGAGTTGCCTCGTACTTCGGATAACTTGCTATCTTCTGTTCCAAATAGAACTTCAACGCTTCGTTTTTCCTCTTTTCCTCAATCGTCTCGTTTACCTTCTTGCTCTCTTCAACTTTCTTCTGAAGCCCCTGAACGTCCTTTACCAACTCCAGGTTCTTCTTCGTGCTTTCAACTATCTGTTTTTCCTTCGCATCTATCGTCATTTGCATCTGCTTGACCTTCTTCTCCAGTTCGTCAATCTTCTTTGTACTCTCGTTCAACGATGCAACCTTCTCAGAAATCTGCTTTGCCTGCGTCTCAATCAGGGTCTTGGTGGACTTCAGCATTTTCGCGCTTTCGTTCGCCACCTTTTCAACCTGCTCGTCAGCCCTGTATCCAACGCATTCCTTGATGGTTTCCACGCAGCCCTCCAGCTTCTTCATCCTCGCATAGTCCAGCACCTGGGGGATTTCCTTCTTCAACTGCTCAATCCTGCTTTCCACCATCGCGTTGACTTTTTCAATCGTAGCCTCGGAAACAACATTGTCCGTAACCTTGCTCTCGGCTTCCTTCACCAATTGATCCTTCTTCGCCAAAATCTGCTCGGTCACTTCGCAGCACCTCTTCTCCGTGGATTCCTCAACCGTCTCAACAAGGCTTTCAATGGCATACGCCTGAGCCTTTGTCAAGGGTTGCCCATTCTCCTTGAGAATGGTTGAAATCCCATCATATATCTTTTGCCATTTATAATAGTATGACTTTTTGAATAACTAGCATATTGTTCTAAAACTTCAGGTTTAGGGCTGCAATAAATGCCTTTACCTACTGTTTTTCCTTTATTATTAAGATCATTACTACTTTCATGAACTTGGGCTTCACCAATTTTAAATCCACCTTTATAAATATTTCCAACAGCATCTTCAAGTGTATATTTTGACCCATCACTCTTTTCCATTTTAGTACGAACTCCATGATATGCTACAGCCCATTCATTTTTATTACCATCACAAGCTAACCAGTCATCATTTCCATTATCAAATTTCCCTGTAACTTTAAGTCCAAATCCAATCCAATTATCTAATGGAGGATAATAATTATATCCTCCCCTTTTTTCTCCTTCTGCCCAACCAATAACTCTATTTCCATTATCATCTAGCATATTTTTATTTAATTTGCATCCATCCATAATAAGACTTTGATGTATTTCTTTTAAATTGCATAGTTCCTTATCATTTTTAAACTTTTGCTGAAATACATTTAAATTTAAATCGTTAAATTCTTTACTTTGGAAAATTAATTGAATTTTATAACTTCCTTTTTGAGGATTTGTAAGAATAATATCATCTTCAGGAACATTAAATTCTAAAGATAATTTTTGTTTAAGCTTATTATGGAATTTTTCTTGCTCATATTTATTATTCAATAATTCATCATTTCTTTTATCTCCAAAATCGAATGTCATATTATATTTCTTCTTTTCAATCATTCCATTCATAATAAATTGTAAAATAGTGACTGATTCATCATTATCATTATTAGACTCATCCCTTTCTATTGCAGTTGTGACTCCATTATCTTCTAAAAATTGTGCCAATAAGCCTAAGCAAAAAATATCACAATTTTTATCTTTTGTTGCCTCTTTAATAGGAATAAAAACTTGTGGATTTGTCTTTTTTGTTTCTATTATTTCCTCTTTAAGGATACTTCCCATCATGCACATATCTTCTAAAGTTTGTTTAAATTTTTCTTTTTTATTATTATTATTATTATTATAA